TCTGCTCCTGGAAAGTCAGAGTTTCTAAATATCAAATCGCCAGCAGTTTGCATCAAATTAGGATCAACTGAGAGCATCTGAACCATAGAATCAAAGGCTTCTTGACGTTTGGAAGCATAGCCAGGGCCAGTTTCCATAACAATATCGTATTCGCCTACTGTTACATCGTTCAAAATCTTCTCTACGCCATTCTCATCCACGCTTGGCTGGTTAAGAGTCACTAACTCGCCTTTGCCGTCTGCGCCAATGATCCGCAATACTCGTTCCTTGTCGTAAATATGAGGAATGAGGTCAAGAATGATTCTTCCGCTTTGACGAATCGAACGAGTCAAATTGTCATAGTAGTGGAAGTTAGTCATATCGGTTTGCTGTTGCATACCATTTATGGCTTTTCCTGACTGATTTCCGTTTGGAAGCTGAGTCGGATCGTAAATACCAACAACTGCTTTCAAGTCGGCATCTAAACCAGTAAGGGCTTGAACCATGCCAGTAGGAGGAGGTTCAGGCTGAATACGAGTAGGAACTGGAGCTGGTCTGCCTTCAGAGTCGGTTTGCTTGTAACGCAATACAGGCATCGACTTGATGTTAGCTGTATTCCATTCCATTTCATGACCTTCATCCTGACCTTCTGCAAGGAGGAATTTAGCCTTTGGAGCAAGGGCAACTGACTCAGTAAGGGCTGTTGACCAGAAGTTATACATACGCTGTGGATCTTTAGCCATGCGAGTAAGGCCAAATTTCTTCTTCTTGCTATCCACAATGAGTTGTTGACCATAAACAGGCACAACTGGAATATATCTGCCAGGCCAATCCCTTTGTTCAAGGATTTGCATACCAGTTAATTTGCACCATTTAATCTGCTTTTTGATGGTTTCACGCTTGGAAACGACATAAATGCCAGCATCTTGCAAGACTGTTTCAAGTGGTTTTTCATCTTCATAGCAAGTAGTTCCATCAGATAAAAGCAGCAATTTCATGCGCTTCATTTCTGTATAGAAATACTCGGCAATACGAATATCTTCTCTTGTGATCCATTCGGATTGAGAATCGCCAGTTCCACGAGGATTAAAACCGCCTCCATCGTCTGCGCCTGGATACATTTTGCGGAAAGCTTCTTTGCTGATCACTTCAGTAATTAAGCATTTTTCTGCATCTGAGCCATCAGGTTCATTGGAATTAGGATCGAAATACACCATAAATGGGTTTTCAATGCGCTTAATGTAGATTTCCTGATCAAAGCTATCTTCTCTAGGATAGTCATGAGTAATTCGCCAAAAGCCCCAGCCCATGCGAACTGCGAACTCAAAAGCATTGTCATAAGCTGCATCTGCATCGGATTGGTTTTCAATATGACGGCAAATTCCTGTGATGATCTCGGCAATCTTTTCGTCTGACTCATTGTTCATGCCATGAGCCTTCATGCGAGGCCGTTGCTGTCTTTGCTGATTGGTAATCTGACGGCAATAAGCATCAATCTTGTTGATGGTCAGATAAGGTCTGGATTCTAAAAGACGGCTATTTTGGATCTCTACAGGCCATTGATCGCCACCAGCAAATTTTAAATCGTCTAGTGCTTCAACTCGATTATTAGAGTCATTATCGGAGCAAAATCGGAGAAACTCTTTAGCTTCTTTGATTACTCCTGATTCATAATCATCGCCATATTGAGTGGAATATATACCACCATTGCCTGAGTCCATGACCGCCATATTAGTTCCTTGTTAGCTCATCCAGCTAGTGACATCATAATTCATTGGTTTGCGTTTGACTACCTTCTTCTCTTGGATCATCAAGCCAATGTACCTAAAAGCATCTGCTCCATGCGAATATTGGTCATGAAGTGGCTTTTGACTGAAAGCTTTAGTATCTGGATCTACATCGTACCGATAATGTCGCAAACAATCTAGTCCTGCTGTCGTATTATTTTTGTCAAAATAACATGATCCAAATATGGTTCTTGCAGCATTAATAGAATCCGCAATAGGCACTTTGCCAATAATTCTGACATTGTAGCCAGAAGCTCTAACAATATCTTCTAAGCTTCTGCCATTGGCAGCCAAAGTTTTATTCTGAGCATCATGAGGCAAATATAAGGTGTCATAGACATAGCCAAATGTTTGCATCCGAGCAAGAATCTCGCTAATTGTGGTCTGAGTTGTTTCAAAGTAGCGAATTAGCCTAGTTTCCATGCCTATAAACTGAACGAACCATACGGCAGTTGCATCAGCCCATCCAATATCGAATACCGCCATTACTGGCTTAGTTGCATCGTATGGAACATTGGTAATTCTGCCATCTTGTTCAGCTCTAGCCATTTCTTTAGCAAATACAGCTCCATCAATGGTAGAACGAGTAAAGCCTTCCCATACGTTCTGATAAGCCTCAAAATCCCTGTTTTTTAGCGTTAATCTTTCACTTTCCAATACTTCAGGAAACCAAGGATTATCGTAATAATTGACTTTTTGAACTACGGCATTATCAGGATGGCTGATTACAAACCGCTTATAGGTTTCATCAGTTGGCAGCTCTGGATTGAAAGTAATCCAAATTTCAGAATTTTCTTTACGGATCGTAGGAATCAAAATATCCCAAGAAATAGCCGTTACGTTATTTGCCTCCTCCACCCAGCAATAATCTATGCCTTCGATGGATTTCAAGCCATTTACGTTGTTTTTGATGCCAGCAAATATGAACTCTGTTCCATTGCTTCCACGAATAGTGGTCTGAGTTACTTCGTATTTGGCTTCTAGCTTTAGATTGTAGATTTGATCTACTAGCAGCTTATGAACAGAATCCTTAATGGAAGTCTGAAATTCCCTGGCGCATAAGACTCGAATAGGTTTTTCTACGCCTTTGCATAGCAATGCTCTAGCTACAGAATGAGATTTACCAGCTCCACGCCCTCCGTAAAGAACTCTGTATCGGCTGTGTTTTGGCTCAAATAGGCATTTTAATTTGGCAGGAAACTGAGGCCAAATAACGCCATTTTCATCAATCTTTGTTTCCATTGCCTTCTACAAAGCCTAACATGATGCCTTTTACATCAGTTCCTTCAGCTACGCTTACTTCGGTAGATTGCATTGGTTTGCCTTCTGTTCTATCAATAATCAAATTTAAAGCAGCCAAATCGCCTTCTTCCGCTTTTTCATATTGCTTTTCAATCATTAGCTCTATCCTATGAGCCTCCTGAACAGCTTTACGCTTAAAAGCATCTTTAAAGGGGGTTTTTCTGGCATTTTGATTGCCTATTGGCGCACCCACTTTGCGAATTGTTTTGTTTTCTAAATCCATGATTATTAATAATAAAGTTAGTAAACAATCACTTACTCATTAGCCATTGAATCGCTATTTGCCTCTGCCTGATCTACATCAGCTTGAACTTCAGAGCTGTTTTGAACATTCTTCCATTCATCTTGTAGCTCTTGTGGAACTCCAGGCTGATAGATGATTGCGTTCATGTCTGCCTGAATTTCTTCAGTAGATTGCGGAACTGGATAAGGAAGGTAAAAATTAGGGGCAGTCATTATTGTTCGTTTTCTACAGGAGTTACGCCTACTGCTGCTGGTTCAGTTGCTTGAGCCTTAACTTGAGGTTCAGCAATAGCTTGAATTTGGTCAATTAATGGCTTTGCAAAGCGATACGGCATTTGATCGCAATAAGCCAAAATGGAGTTAAGTTGGTCAATAGTGAAAATAATGTTCATTTTTTGCCTTTCTTGGCTGCTACCTTCTTAGCTGCTCTTGCTTCTGAATATGCAATGGCAACGGCTTGTTTTACTGGTTTTCCAGCTTTTACTTCAGTTTTGATGTTTTCTTTAAATGCTTTTGGGCTTGCTGATTTCTTGAGTGGCATGGTCTTGCTCCTGGTTGTAGCCTTTTTAAGGGCTGGTTTGCGTTTTCTGGTTTCTTCAACTACATAAGGTAAATCGGTTATTTCTTTATGAAAATCAGCCCATGACTTCATTAATTGTTCTGGAGTCATAGACTTTGATTTAAACAAAGATTTAATCCATTTAAGCATTTATTTGTTCCTCAGTAAATGGTTCTTCTTGTTCCCAGCATATATCCTGCCAGCTCATAACAAGGTATTTAACGCCATCTTCAAAATAGGGAAAATACTTGAGATATTCCTCTCCAGTATCTTTATTCATAGTGCCAAAACGAACATAAGCACCTACTTTTATAGGCATTTCTTCAAATCTACCGCTTTGGAGGGTTCTTCCAGGGCCTACGGCTACTACTTGGCCCATGTTTTCTCTTTCCTGATTATTAACAATTAAAAAATAAGAAAGCTTACGGATGTAAGGCTTAACTACGATTTTGTCCTTCATTGGTTTTAATTTCATGATTTTCTTGGCCTTCCTGGTTTCTTTTTAACTTCAGAAATCAATACTGGTTCAGTAATCGTTTGAACTAATGCTTCTAATGCAAGGCTTTCAGCGATACGCCATTCACCGCACCAATCGTCATTGGATTTATTAACGGCAGAAGGGAATCGCTTACAGATCCCCATGCGTTCACCTACAACGAAAAATAGACAGGAATTACAACTGTCTTTATTCTTTATTACAGCCATCTA